ATATATACGGGCGACACCAACAACAATCGAAACATCACAGGCTTTCAAGATGCCGCTGGTAACAATATCACCCCAGATTGGGTGTGGATCAAAAGCCGTTCACATGCGGTAAGCCATTACCTTCAAGATGTTGTTAGAGGATTTGGCGGCAGTAAAGAACTTCTGACCGATGGCACTCAGGTAGAAGGATCACAGGGTACGGGCAATGGGTACATTGGTGGCGTGGTAGCGGGAGGGTTTACTGCGGTTGATGGCAGTGCTAATGATGTTTACGTCAACGAAAATGGTCGAACGTATGTCGCTTGGATGTGGAAAGCTGGTGGTTCTGCCTCAAGTAATAGCGATGGCAGTATTACAACTAGCGTATCAGCCGCCGACCACGGCGGGTTTTCTATTGCAACGTGGACGGGGAATGGCAGTGCGGGTGCGACTATTGGTCATGGGTTAAGTCGCAAGCCAGCAATGGGCATTTTTAAACGAAAGTCTCTTGCACAGGATTGGGCGGTTTACCATGAAGGATCGGATGCCTCTGCCCCGGAAGATAAATACTTAAATTTAAATTTAACTGATGGTGTGGGAGATGCGACTTGGCTCAACGACACTGCACCAACTACATCTATATGGACACTTGGCACAAGCGGATATGTCAATACATCCAGCGAAACTTTTGTGGGGTACTTTTTTGCTAGGACGCCAGGATTAATTGGTATCGGGACGTACACTGGAAATGGTTCGGCTGATGGCCCCGCCGTAATTTGTGATGACGGTGCGTCTGGTTTTGCTCCAGCGTGGTTAATGATTAAGAATATTAACGACGCTGGTACAGATTGGAGAGTGATTGACTCAGTACGGGATGGTGGCATCAATGACGGTGCATCTAACGCAGTATTAAATGCTGGTCGCGCCACAAATGAATCAGACGCATCACCCGGCACGATCATAGATAAACTTGCGACAGGTTTTAAAATAAGGGGCACGGACGGAAACACGAATACATCTGGCAAGATTTATATTTATCTTTCATTTTCAGAGAATCCACTCGGTGGTGTTGGCGTAGCACAGGCGCGCGCCCGATAAATTTACTTAACAACGGAGAAAAGATATGACTTCGATCTTTAAGGTCGGTGACCAGACAATTCGGCCTGGACGGGCGTGGAGGGATTCCGATGGGACGCTCCAGCCGAAGAACTGGAATATTTGGTCGGAGGAAGAGAAAAAAGCGGCTGGCATCTCTGAAGTTGTAATGCAGTCGTTTCCTGACCAGAGGCTTTATTGGTCATCTCATAATGACGATGGAAGCGTTGCCTCTACAGCCAAAACATTGGCCGACGTGAATGCAGTCGATAAAGACGGGAAAGCTGTTCTTGATAGCGACGGGAATCAACTCGTAACTCTTGGGGTCAAAAGTATCCTCAAGAATGAAGTTAAAAGTCAACAGGCATCCTTACTCTTTCAAACCGATTGGGCTGTAGTGCGTAAGGCCGACAAAGGCACAGCGATTCCGTCTAACATTCAGACGTATCGAGACGCTATTCGCACTAAAGCAACAGAGATGGAAACGGCTATTGATAACGCCGCAGACACTGATGCGGTTGAGGCGCTGTTTCTTAAATGGACAACAGACAGTGACGGCAAGACTACCAAGTCTGGTATTCTGTACGATTGGCCCGAATTAGGCTCCTGATAATGCGTGGCCTATATAAGAGTTGGTAGCGTCCACTACCCTTTGTCTCAAAAAACACTTGCGGGTCAAATGTGGCGAATGCGCCGTCTTGCCCAAATTACGGAAATGAGGAAGGGGCTGAAATATGGACCCCATTCTACTCGCATCGTTCGCTGCGGCAAAAGGCGCGATTAGTGCTTGCAAGGCGGCAATTGAGACGGCCAACGACATTGGCGAAATAAGTGGTCATATTGATAAAATCTTCAGTTCGGCGAAAGATGTTAAGCACCAATCGCAAGCCGCTGAGCGCAGCCATAATGAAGACGTTGTTGCAAAGCGGATAGGAGAGTCCGACGAGGATGAGGCTAGCCTGTCGGCGGTTGCTCAACGGTATGTCCATGAGCAAGAACATCAAGAGGCTCTCAAGTCGCTTGCGAAATCGCTCGATAAGCGTTTTGGCGAGGGGACGTGGAGCAACATTATTGCTGAACAGAAGAAGGCAGTGAAGGCACAGGCTGAGCGCCGCAAGGCTGCAAAGCAAGCCCAAGAGGAGCGGGTAGAGTTCTGGAAAAAAGTTGGTACGGAGTGCCTCAAGGGGGGCTTTGTAATTCTTATAGCCGGAGGAATTGGGTCGTTTCTCTATTGGGCTGCAACGTCAGGCCCAGCCGTAAGGTAGTGTAGATGCCTGAGATTGAAATTCCGCAGTCTTGGCTGGCGTGGGTTGGTTTTATAATCACTGTTACTGTGGGCCTTGCCATACGCGATTGGTCGTCTGACCTAATTGCAGCAATTAAATGGAAATTAACTCCAGGCTTTGAGCCTATGGACACAATTATTTTGGACGGTGAAAAAGTCACAATTATTCACATAGGGCTGAAAGAAACTATTTTTGAGCGCCAAGGGAAGTATGGCCGCACTTGGCAATACATACCCTCATCCAAGATAAGTGGTCACGATCTCCGTAGAGTGGTCGGTGATGACAGAATGCTCGACCACAAAATTAACGGAGAAGACGATGGAAGTTAAAGACGTAGCGGCGGCGACCCAAGGTTTTGGTGCTGTGGCCCTTTCATGGCTGGGCGTTGTAGACACGCTTTTAAGCATAGCCCTCCTGTCGGCTTCGCTTGCATTTCTTGTCTGGCGGTGGAGACAGGCGGTAAAAGAGAAAAATGGATAAGATTCTGCGCTGGTGGGAGGACACCTTTGGCGGCAACTCCGCAATATGGAATCTAGATTATGGCAAAATTATTATTATTGGCCTTCTTCTGTTTCACATTTTTTGGCAATAGCGTCAAAGCTGATGAGAAGGTCTTCGCGGGTTGGATACTGCACATGTTCATATCTGGCCAGTTGAAGGAGTACACCCCACGGGGTGGCATGGCTGAGTGCTTAAAGGTCAAGCGGAAGATATTGCGCTCCCAAGGTCACGCGGTCGGCACACGCTGGGAATGCGGCCAAGGCAAGCTGGTTCTCCGAAAGTATGACGCCGGGCAAGACGGCGACAAGTGGCTCCCTGTTGAGCATCTTGGTAAGAACTGATGGCCGAAGAAGCTGGCCGAGGTAGAAGGACCGCAGACCAGATAAGCGTCAGCGATAGCTCTGCTATTTCGATGCCTATCCGCAATCTGATTAGCATTGTAGCGGCTGTAAGCATTGGGGTCTGGGGCTACTTTGGCGTGGTCGAGCGGTTGAACAATTTAGAGACATTCGAGAAGCTGATAGCCAAGGATTTAGAAACGGGACTCAAAGAGCTACAAGCAGACATTGCAAAGAACAACGAGTTTCGCATCAAGTGGCCGAGAGGTGAGCTAGGTCAGGCCAGCGCAGACCAAGAACAATATCTTTTGATTGAGGTGTTGAGTGGTCAAGTAGAGAAGATTCAAGGGCGAATAGAAAAAGATATGAGCAATGGCGTCAATATCACAAGGCTGCAAACAGATATGTTAGAAGTCCGCAGTTCAATTGAAAAGCTCAAAGACAAACAACGTGGCTTGATGAACGGCACAGGGCCATGAAAATGCTGTACCTTGTCGTTTTCATTGTCGGACACGATGGCACTCACGATGTCACGGCGATGCCGGTCAAGGCCTGCCCCTCGCAAGCTCTCACCGAAAAATACTATAACGAGAAACAGGCGATTGGTGGGTTTAAACAGTGGGCTGCAATTTGCACCACGATAGATTTTTCTCAGCCTAAAAAGGAAATTTAAGGGATGCGCCAAACGATTAGCTTGGTGGCAATCCTTGTTATATTGGGAGCCTGTAAATGGCGCATCCCTGTTGATTTTGGCTATTAGAGGAGGCGGCTATACTTACATTAATTAGCAGCGTTCTAGGTTTTGGTACGAGTTTTCTCCCTAAGATATTGGGCTTCTTTGAGGAGAAACGAGACCAAGCCCACGAATTGCAAATGATGGACAAGCAGTTGGAGCAACAAATCCAGCTTGGAAATCAGAAAATGCAAATGATGGATATTGAAGCGGATATTCGGGAGACTGAAACGCTTCATAAGGAACACGCACAGATAACCAGGAAAGGGTCACAATGGGCCATTAATTTGTCATCATCCGTGCGCCCTATAATGACCTATTTGCTATTCCTGGAATTTATTGTTCTGACCTTTTTGCTGGCGTTTGGCTATATAGACAACGCTATGTATGAGATGGTCTGGAATGAGCCAATTCAAAGCGTATGGGCTGCGGTAATCTGCTTCTGGTTTGGGCAGCGCAGTTTCAATAGAAAATGACTTTCTTTGAGTCGCTTTTAGAGAAACACGATCCTTCCTGGGACGGCCACATTAATGAGGCTGGATTGGAAATCGTGCGTCGATTTGAATCATGGGTTCCAACGCCGTACCGTTGCCCGGCGGGACGCTGGACAATTGGTTACGGGGCAACATGGGATATGGAAGGAAATCCTGTTGGCCCTGACCACCCCGATCTTACTAAGGACGAGGGTGAGCTTCTCTTGCGAAAAGAAATCGCGCACGTTGAGAAAGGAATTAGACGCCTTATCAAAGCGGAGCTAACTGAGAATATGTTTTCCGCTCTGTGCAGTTTCGCCTTCAACGTAGGCACAGGCAATCTGCAAAGATCGACTCTCCGCATGAAATTAAATCGGGGGCAGTATGAAGACGCGGCTGACGAGTTCCCAAAATGGAGACGGGCGGCTGGCCGAATCCTCAAAGGATTGGTTCGCCGCCGCGCCTCAGAACGAGCCTTGTTCCTAGCCGAATGATTAGCCTGACTCTTTGGCCTGTTTTCTCACCAGCTTGGCGGCGTGGTTTCTAAGCGACTGCTTGGCCTCTTTGGTGTCAGGGATATAGACGCACTCCTTACGCAATCCCTTCTCCTTCTGACGGTTGTAGTATGCGGCCTGTTTCTCAGGGTTTGATAACGCAGCCATCACTCCCCCCTCGCCCTAGCGATTGCGGCCTTGATGTCGTCAACAATCAACGCGCCCGGTCGAACTGGAGTGCCGTTGTCAATGAACTTGCAAACGGCTTCTAACGCCGCAAGCATATCAGGCGCGGCGCAGAGCAAGTCTGCCTCTTTTGCGTTCCCGTGGTCATACGCGGTCCAAGCGATTTGGGCATCGGCCAGATTATCGAAGTCTTGCGGGTTTCCACGGGCAATACATATGGTTTCAAAACCACCGACGCCTCGTGAGCGACCAGCGAAGAACGGTCCAAATGTGTCAGTCATCACTTCACTCCCTTCTGAATGGTAACTTTAGTAGCGCGAGACACTATCGTTTGTTTTTCATCGTTTCGGCTATCGTGGGCTTTGACCCGCGCTGCGAATGTCACGTTGTCGCCTTGTCTTGCAAATGCGTCACGGGCTTCTGAACGAAGCGTTTTGTCTTCAAGAAGATTCCAATAAGTCACGGCACCCTCGTTTGT